CATGTTGCCCATGTAGTCGGTGGTATAGGCGTCGGAATTGTTCTGGTTGAGGTCGCTGCCCAACTGGCCCAGAGCGCCAGCATATGGATTTGCAGCACCGCCAAAGTTCACGCGCCCAAGAGTTGGGATCGCTACCCCAAACTGACCAAGGCCTTCGTTCGCCTTCGAGATCAGCCCATCAAGGAGTTCCGCAGCCTTGTTGATTGACCACTCAACGCCCTTCACGACGATATTTGCCGTCGTGATTGTTGCGTCGCCAATGGCTGCCGGCAGGCGGCTCCAGAGGGTGCCGATAGCGGAAACACCAAATGCAAATGGCGCGATGATTCCGTTGCCGATGTTCTTGAGGATCGGGGCCATCTGGTCCCAAACCCACTGCAGACCGCCAACAATCGCATCCCAGAGGGGCGAGAGGACGCTGCCGATCTTTTCTGCCATGAGTGACCAGCCAGCCTGAACGACATCGAAAAAGCTCACCTGAACTTCGGCGCTTTTGTTGATCTCGTGGGTCAGACCGGCGACGGCCACGCCAACCGCGCCAACGACAGCGGCGAGAGGCCAAAAGCGTGTGACCAGATTCTTGGCAAGATCGCCTATGGTGCGCAGCGCCGGTCCAAGGCCGCCCTGCAGTATCTGCGAGCCCTGCTGCATGGCGACCATTGCCGGGTTCATGCCAGAGGCCAGCGACACCGCCACGTCGTTGAGCTGGTAGATCATCATCGTGCGCTGCTGCATGCTCGAGCGCATGACAGTGTTCTGGGCCATAAGGGCGGCGTTGTGAGCCTGCACGGCTACCGTCGCGGCCTTCTGCCCTACCGTCTCCACCTGAGAGGCGCCGGCAAGCTGCCGTGCTGCCGCCGATGCTTGTCCTGCTGCACCGGTCAACTGATGAAGGGAAACGGTACCCTTCTCGACCTGAGTAGAATCCACGGCCAAGCCGAGGCGAGCAACATCGACCATGGGTTCACCTCATTCAAAATATGGCGTCGAACAGTTCGGCCGTCATGGGCCGCTCGGAGACGATGTGCGGGGATTGGCTGGCGTATTGCTCTCGCTTCGCCGCTTCACGGCAGGCATCGAGATAGGCAACGTCCATGGACCGAAGGATGCGCCACTCCTGCGAGCGGACGCGCGTGGCGGTAATTTGAGCCCAGTGGGCCATGTCGGCCCATCCAAGTGGCAGATAACCGCCCATGCCTTCCTGACGGCCTTGGTGAAGCTCGCAGAACCAGTGCCAGAGGTGTTCCGCCGCTGGGGACAGCGACAGATCGAATGTCGGGGTGTTCACCGCGGATCGGGCGGCCTGCGCCAGTTCCTCGGCTAGGCCTTCGTAAAATTTGCGATGTCGCGAGCAGCCCCCACCACCTGGGCATAGATCCAGCCCTCTTTCTTAAAGATGGCTTTGATGGTTTTCGGGTCGTTGCCGGGCACCTTATTTTCGTAGGTATTGGGCTTGCCGTTGGCGTCGAGTCCCCAGTCCCACGACGCGACATACGAGACGGCCATATCGAGCTCGTTATCCTCGACCATATCGGCGCCGATCATCTTGCGCCGCTGCTGCCGGGACAGAAGATCGTCGGTCTGCTCGCGCACCACGGCCATAGCAGCATCAGATCCGGCCGACCGCACCATGATGGTGATGCCCACCGGCTTGCCCGTCTTGGGATTCTCGACATTGAGCGTGAATAGTTCCTCGTTCTGAACGAGACCAGAGATTTCCATATCTGATTACCCCAGCGGCGCTACGCGCACGGTGTTGGTGTTGACTTCGATGGTGGCCTGAAGCTGGCGAACATTGTTTGGGCCGCCGAAGGCTTCAGTCGCAGCCGTGACGAGGCCAATGAAATAGCGCTCGGATGGCGTGGGCTGCGTCGTGCCTGTGTGGACGCCACTCTGGGTGGACGACGTGTTAATGACCGTGCCGCCCTTGGTTGCCGACACCGTAAAGGTGCCGGAGGAGAGCACTTCCTTGACATAGTAGGTCGTGCCGGCAGTTAGGCCGGTCGGCAGCGCGCCGGTCGTGGTGAAGACCACAGCCACATCAACAGCCAGGCCATGCGCAGCCCAGGAGATAACACCGGGCGATGCTACCGAAATGGTGAGGGTGGCGCTTTTAGGAGCCGGCGCGTCGTTCAGTAGCACCTTGAACGGGTAGTTCTGGTTCGTGGCTTCGGCGGCGATAAGAGCGAGCTGTCCGGCATCACTTGCGACGACGGCGAAGTTATCCTGACGAGAAGGCGCATTGCGCGTTCCCTTCTGCTTCACGTCACGGCCGCGATCGATCAGCGGAGTGGTGATGAGCGCAGCGGCGTCACCAAGTGCGCCTGCCTCCATCCACGATTTCACTTCGGTCCACGACACGGCGGCGAAGTCGGAAACGTCAACGTCGTTGTCGGGCAACTCAATGGCGGCGCCGATGAAATACTTGCATCCCGAAACGGGGTAAAGCGTGGCCATGAGGCCCTCCTATGGTTGAAAGATCAGGCCCAGGTTTCCCAAGGCACAAGGACCGCAACGAGCACGCCCGGCGGAGTGGTTTCGATCAGCGCTGGCGCTGGCTCGGGAGCGGCGGTAATGCGGACAGAAAGGCCAAATGCGTGATGCAGCCGTAGGTCTGCCGGGAAATGCTTGGCCACGGCCCCGGCAATGTCATCGATGCGGGTGCCCTGGTTGAGCCCGTCGCGGACGTTGACCTGCAGGAACCCGAGGCGCTGGTGAGGGCCGTCGGTGTCGATCAGCATTCTGTTGACCGTATTCGGCACATACCGGGCTTCAAGATAACGATTTCCGGCCGGCGCAGTGAAATTCAGGTTGGGCCACGACACAGGATGGATGGGGGCCAGCACCAGCGTGGCCAGGCGGGCGAACAGGGCTTCCTTGATCGCCCCTTCCACGGTTGTGGCCATGCTGATACCTTCCCGGCCCATGGCCGATGACAAACCGCTCAACGACAACCAGGTCCACGACCGCCTTCACGCGGCCATGGAAGCTCTTGGCAATGCCGAAGGCGAAACCGTTCATGGCGACACGGCCCTGAAGACCGCGCGTCGCTCGCTAATGCTGCTGCAATTGGCCGTGGTGACCGGCCAGGCCAAAGGCGAGGCCGGAAACGACAACGTCAAAGGCCCAGTCGAGCCCTGACCTCTGCCGCTTTGGTAGCGACGATCTGCTCCCAGCGCTGCGCCACCATTGAGACCCATGGCCTGCCTGGGCGACCATTGGCACCGTAGTGGACGTGGGCGGCGTAATTGGCAGTATAGCCAAGATAGATCACGTCACCGGCCTCAGCCCCGGCGATCACCAGCACGATCTCTGCAGAGGGGTCTATTCCGGCCGTGCCATCTCCCTCCCGGGAAAGCAATGGCATCTCAGTCTGGGACGCGCGAAGGCTGTTCTTTAGGAAGCCAATATCGATTGGCACCAGAGAATTAAGTTCAGAAACAAGCTCTTGAGCGGCTTCCCTGAACAGCAGATCGAACGCGCCTTCGACCTTGCGCGCCCACTCGCCGACCTGCGCTTCGAACGTCGCCACTGAGGCTAAAAGACCAGTTCGCCAGCGCGAATCTTGTCGCGAATGTCTGACTTGCGCCATGACTGCAGTTCGTTCAACGAAATGCCGAGTTGGCGCGCGCAGGACTCTTGGATGTCCTTGGGGATCACGTGCCCGCCAGATGAAGGAACGCCATCTTCGCGATAGTCGCGGAACTGCTTCAGAGCCTCATCAACCGTCATTTTTTACTCCCAATAGTTCCTACATATTAGTGATGCACACCATGGAACAGCCCTATGCTGCGCGCAGGGCCAAGAACTGAGCGGTGTAATCGATGCGATATTCCAACGTGCATCGGCAGCCAGACGTTTCACTGATCGGCGCCTCTGGGTCGCCGGGAAAGCGTAGCGTCGCGCCTGAAGGGCTCTGAAACGACTGGTAGAACCCCACCTCGTCATTGTTCAGCGCCCGGTGGGTGTGCCGCACCCTATTGTCTCCGGCGGATCGCCAGCGCTTCGTGATGAATGCAGCGTCCACCTTGCCCGACAGGATGGCTTGCCTCACTGCATCGTCCCGTGACTTGCTGAGTGCGGTCATCGTCTCGGTTCGCGACAGCATCTCGCCGCGCAGCGCCAGCAGCCGGTCCGCATAGCGCCCGACGATGCGATTGACCATTTCCTTGTCGAGCGCCCTGCCCTCAGCGATCGCCTTTCGCACCGCGGCGTCGAAGCGTTTATCTCGGCGCTCCCGACCCAGGTAGTTCCGGAGTGCCGCAGGATCGCCGGAAAGAAGCTCCTGGCGGGCGGAAGCGACAAATCGCTCCTGCGGGACCGTCAGACCGATGATGCCGCCTGTGCGGCTATTTGTGGCGCGCGAGGTGCGGCCGATAATGTCGAGCGCAGTCGTGCGCGGGTTGTTGCCTTGGGCAAGGCTATCGGCCAACGCCACGCGAATGGCTTCGCGCTGGTCGTCCACGATGCGCGTCACAAGCTGGGCGCTGTGGTCCCGAAGCCATGCCTCGGCCTCCGGATTGCGAACGCCGAACCGGAAAGCGATGCGGCTGCCATTGGGATCGCGCAGAACAAGGCCAGAGGCCATGTCGATCCCGCCGGCATTGTAGGCGTTGGCAATCTCGATTTCGAGCCGCCCAAAGGCTTCGGCATCGATCTGCAGCACTTCGATAGCCCCAGCGATATCACCACGCTCCAGGCGCTCGACAAGGCGTTTAAGCACCACTTGGCTCTTGATCTCGGAGGTGGCTCCGAGGAAGGCATCTCGGATGCGCGGCTCCCATGTGTCCAGCAACTGTTCAAACCGGTTGCGGTTCGACGCCATTTGCGTTTCCTTCGCACGAGAAAATGAGGAGCGAACGATGCGAGCAGCCCTAGCCCTGACACTGGCATCGTTGATGTGCGGGCCGGTACTGGCTCAGAACTACATCAACGGTAACCAGCTCACCGAGTGGTGCCGCAATTCGTCAAATCTTGCGGGCGCCTATTCCCTGGCTATCCACGATGCATTCTCTGTTGCCGCCCGTCTGCAGGGAACGCAGCAGAACGCCTTTCGGACGTGTGTCCCTGACGAAGTCACGCGCAGTCAGATCCGAGATGTGGTCTGTGCCTATTTGGAGGCGAACCCAGCCAACCGACATTGGGAGGCCCCTGTATTGGTTTTTAACGCGCTGGTCGACGGGTTTCCTTGCACCTAACTCCCAAGGTCTAGATCATAAAGCACAGCGACACCCGCCGGAGCCAATGTCCTCACGGCCATAATCTCTTCCCACGCATGGGTAGCATCATCGGCTTCATCCACGAACGTCAGGGCCTCGCCCAGAAGGATCGTGTCATCATCGGTCGGGGCGATATCCGCGGCGCCAGAGATCGTCACCGTGCGCTTGGTCATGCCGATCAGCGTGCCATTGATGTCCCGCAGATCCTTGTCGGACTGCAGGGCAATGACGAGGGTGTAGGTGATGACAGGCGTCGCGGGTATCCATGGTGTATCTGGGTCGGGCGTACCAGGAACGACGCGCCGTATCGTGGCCGGATAGCCGTTGGGCTGGGATACGTCGCCCACCTTGGCGATGGCCTTCTGCACCTTACCGGCGATCTTGTTCCAGTCTTTGCTCATGACCCAAAATCCACCGCTACGACCTTGCCGTCCACCCATCCGAAACTATCGCGCTTCTGCTCGACTGGCAGAGTGCAGTCTTTGCGGTACACGAATGCATCAAAGTCGAAGTCGGCCCATTGATCTTCGGTCATTGGTGCAGCTCGCTTCATTACCAGAATGAAGCCGCCGGGCAGGCTAAACAACACCGGACAAAGGCCCCGCTCGGCCATCCACGAGCGTGAAAACTCGGCTTCCTGACAATTGGCGAGGAGGCCATTCAAGATGCTTACCCACAAGCGCGACTTGCCCCACGCGCCTGGTATTTTGATCGCCACGCCGCCAATCAACAGCACTGTTCTTGTGGCGCCTCGATTGTTTAGGCGCATCAGGCGCGCTCCGCCCTGCCGAACAGGGCCGGGCCGCGCGTGATCATCAGCAGCGAGCCTAGAACATCGTCCACCATCGATACGACGGGCCGCTGGTCGGCAACGCCGCCGGCACCGAAGTATTCTTCCTCGTACTGGCCAACCTTCAGGCGCTTGGTAATCTCGCCCGGCGTGATGTCCGGAGAGAGCGCACCAGGAGATGCCTTTTCCCGCACCGCGGCGATTACCGTGGCGCGCTTGATCTCGATCGGCACTTCATCCTCGGAGATATACTGCGGGATGACGTTGGTGTCGTAGGCGCCCTGCCGAGGCCACTGAAGGGCCTGGGCGCGATACCGGCGCTTCCACCCCGGAAAGCGCGCGCCGTATGCCGCATCGATCCACAGCGTTGCACGTCGCAGCGCCGCTTCTGCCAAAGCCTCATCGTCCCCGCTGATGGCAAAGGTCTGGCCGAAAGAGGTGGCGATGGCCAAGGCGTCGTCCAGCGACACATAGCTGTCGGCATTTGCGAGGCCGGAGCCATCTTCCACCACGAGAGCCATGATCAATCCTCATCCGGGTTGTATCGCCGGTAATGCAAGTCAAATTCCGCAGCACTTAGCCCCGCGAGCAAAGTGGCATAGGCGGCCTGGCCGTAGTAGCCGTGCCAGAACTGCGGACCATTTTCGTCCTTGATGGCCGCGACAATCAGAACATCGTTCATTTCGCCAGCCCGCGCCTTTTCAAGCGCCGTTTCTAGCAGCTCGATGACAGCTTCCTTATCGTCGTCTCGCGCTGCGAACTTGACGATCTCTGCCATGATCAGCCCTTAGCCGGCGGGTTGGCGCGATCGGCTTCCGCCGCTTCAATGATCGACCGGGCTCGTTCCGTCATGGTCTTGTCGGCAGTGGCATCGAAGTCGCCATGCAGTTCCTTGGCAAGGGCGATGATCTTGGTGTGATGCATGTCCCGCCAGTCGGTAGGGATGGGCGTAGGCACGCCATCGGCACCTTCCGTGGTGTTGCCACCAGAATTGCCGTTATCGCCGCCAGCGGGCTCGGCTGCTGGTTTGTGCAGGGTGTGAACATCGGGGTCGAAGTCGGCTTCGTTGATACGCGTGAAGCCAGACTTGGCCTTGTCATTCACAATCTCGACGGTGGGCAGTTCCATCATGGTTCCTTTCTCGACTTGGTGACGGGGCCGCCGGAGCGGTCCCGCTGCTAAATCGAGGGTTAGCCGAGCAGAGTGGCGATGAACTCGCTGTTGACGGCCTTGAAGCCCCAAGCCAGGTGCAGTTCCCAGGTCCGCTGGCCGTACTGGCTGATGTCGAGCATCAGGTAGGTCATGCCGAACTGGTCGGAGATAAGCATCTGCTGGATGGTGGGGTTCTCAGGCATCAGCGGCGGGCGCATGACGCCGACAACGGCATTGCGCTCGAAGCACAGGTTCGGCGTGTAGTCGTTGCCGATGGTGATGGCGTCGTTGTCGGCCTCAACGGCAAGCAGGCCGGGCCGGCCGATGGTGAACGAGCCGCCCGAAAGCGCGCTGTTCGCCACATACTTGTGCGACGTGCCGGCCACGGTCACGACGTCACCGCCGAGCAGCGTGCCGGAACCAGTGTCAACGTTGATCGTGGTGTCACCAATCGCGCCAGCAGCCGAAAGCTGGTAGCTCGTGCCGGTGCCCTTGGTGTGCACGCCGATTTGGCCGGAAGTGCGCATCTGGAAGCCGTACTGGCGACGCAGAACGCCGTCGCGGCGTTCTGC